CGTCAGCCCTTTGACCGTGTCATGACCCGACAACGCAAGCCGCGACGACTGTTCTCGATGCGCCGCCAATTCTTCACGGAACTCCTGCCGCTGTTGCCGGGAATCTTCCACAAGTCTTTCGATCGACACTCTGAAGTCTTCACGTGCAATCTGCGCCTGCCGCTCCCATTTCTCCATAATTGACGGCAGCCCTTTTGTAGCGAACCACAAAACCAGCGCCATCAGTGTTCCCAACGCGCTAAGATTCGACCAGTCGAGTGCTTCCACTGTCGCGAACATTGTTTTCGGCTTTCTACCCTGTCAATGATAAAGTAAGTAGCTAACAATGCAGCCTTACAACACAACTGCCTCTAGTTCGCGAATCATGTACTTGTCATGTGAATATCCTACGATGGTAGTGCCGGATTGCACCAGATCGCCATCAGCCGCAACAACTTGCGATGGATTTCCGCCGCTTGCTGGTATCGTAGTTTCTCCGAACTGTCGCGACCATCGCTTAGCTCCTGTAGACAATTCAACTGACATGACATGCCCAGCCTTAAACATAGGAGTTGCATTTTTTATCTCAATCGAAACGTAGGCTGAGAGGCTATAACACGCAGCGGCCCATCGCTGAGCATTTTCAGCAGCCGTGTAAAAAGTCGTGTCTGTGTAATGCCCTACGCATCCATCTGCTGCCACGTTGTCCCACCATCCAACGGGGTTTTCTTTTGTCGACCCATGAATAGCCTCAATAATAAGGCCGTTCTGCCATGTCATTACATCATGCGCCCACGGCACACCATTATTGAGTTGCAATCGGCACTCTACCGTAGGCACATACTCATCCGGACCACTACGACTTCTTTTGTAGTATGTTCCAAAAGTGTCCGTGACTGCCGCCTGCATTGCTGCCTCTGAGACATTCCAGTCCATCCATGCCGTGCTGCCTCCAGCAACCTTGATCCGCCACTTTGTGTCTCCTGTGATCTTGTATCGACTCATCGTAGGTGGAACAATTGTCCATTCAGTTTTGTCTGCATGCCACGTATTTGCCCAATCACCAAACGGCCAATACGTGCGAGCGTAAATTGTACTAAACGCGATTTGGTGCAGATTGGTGACTCCACCGCTTGGCTCAAGTGATGTTTCCTGGAACCCATAAATGCTGTAAGCATGAGATGCGTCACACAAATCTGCGGGGTAGCCGGTTGACCGTGATATGTCATCTCCATTTGACAACCAGCGCCAAGCGTAGTATCCGGGTGCCTTGAACTGGCCGACCCCCCCACCCTGTCTCTGTCCCAGTCCATCATTGATGTACTTAATTTGTGACCAGACATCGGCTCTCTCATCTCGCAGATGCCCTGGAGACTCGATAGTTGTGGTTAAATATTTCTGCTCTTGAAAATAGTCATAATTGTTCAGATGCCAGTTAGGGCTCGACATCTCGAAATCAATCACTGACCAATCGTCCTGACTTAAGTGCAGTGTTCCCGCTATCGAACCTACTCCGTAGTCGTTCGGTGCAACACTAATCCCCATGCGGATTGAGTCTTGTAACTCTGTTCGGTAAAGACGACACGTCTTAAACACTGTTGCGTGAGGATCATTTGACGTTGGCGCGTCTGCTCCGATCTCATAGGACTTGCCTGTTTGGCTCAAATCCTGCCCGCTTAACTCATACATGATGTAATTCGGGCTGACCTCTTCATCCCGTGTTATCACATGGAAGTTGCCGTTGCCCATCATCACAGGGCGAGTGCTTCCAAATGTTGGATAGCCAGCATCCTTATAGTCAAACCAGTGCGTAATTTTGCCCGGATGTTCATACCAGACAATAGAATTATGACTTTGAAACTGCCCAAACCTCTGCTGTGTCCAATTAACCAGTCGCTGAGATCCCGCGTAGAATGTCACTTCGATGATGAGTCGGTCAGTGGAAAACGGCCCGCCACTGACTGTCGCTGATTCTATTTGCGGGACTGCATTGAGCATTGCTTCAAGTGCCGCAGCAGAGTCAGTATTCAAAAACTCAAGGATTTGAGCTGGAGCGTCTTCAAACGCTGGCACAGTGAACTTGAACTTCACCCCATGTAACTGCAAGACTGGATCGATGTGGTATTTCTTGTACTTGTTTTTTGCGTCATAAGAGTTGTAAGCCCAGACTCGATGTTTAGTCGCAACATTCTGCCGCTGCCACAGACCACCTATTGAGTATCCACTCATTGCTGCTGACACGGGAATTCTTAAACCTCGTGTCCTGAATGCAAATCCACTTTCAGCATTAATTCGCTCAAACTCTGCACTGTTAGGGTCACCTGTCCAGTCGTTCAACTCTTCATCGCGAAATGCAGATACAGCATATTCACCTGGCAACCATTGACTATCTCCCGTCACTCTATCAATCAGACGATTTTTGAGGATCCAGTTACGCATGTCAGACTTTACATCTGACGTGAGATCTTCATTAAGCGTGACAATGTCCGGATTCTCACACCCTGTTCCCAGTAGTTCAAACTCTTCTTCGTAGTCAGGGATCCACGACATCGCAAGAATTGTGTTGCCAAATGAAGCAACACCTGGATTAAACGCGCCCCCTAGCACAATAGCAGAGTCTTCCCACAAAACTTGCCCATCAGTTTTACTGAATGCTCGGAGATTTATGTCTCCTGGCAAGGGCTCACCCTTGCAATGACAACAGTGTCCAAGGAGCATGTTATCCCCCCAACTCTGCAGGGGGTTCTTCCATGGGACCACAATCAGCAGTCTCGAGCATCCACTCTCCACCCGGATTCTTAATCCGAATCAATGTGTCCTCTTCAACCTGAATGTTTTCATATCTGTTCTTAATCGTCTTCTCGATTCCAGTTCGTATCAGATTACCACTGGAATCCTCTTTCAGAATTTCTGCTGTCCCGCTTCCTGGTGCTGTTGCGCCGTTGCTTGCCTTACTAATTGCGGATGTCGCTAATGCCCAATGCGAGCGAATCGGACGTCCATTGTACTTACCGGATACTCCCGCGCTACCTTTAGTCCGGCGCAGGTAGTCCTCCACCGTTCGCACGATCAAGACCATCAACTCATCTGTCGGGATCGACGGCATCAAGAAACCCCTGGAAGAACAGTGAGGTCAGCCTCTGCATAGATCTGGAAGGTCTTGAACCGTGCTGTCGATGGACTTGGGTTGACCAACCTCTTGCCCTCACCGTCCAGCGGGACTGGCGACGTGATCTCAACCTCTTCATCATCTTTGATGTGGATGCGCTTAGTCTCATCGTTCGGGTCAATCTCCCGCAAACCAGCATCCAGAATCGTTGGCCGCCATCCTTCTTTCTTAATGTGGATCTCGAAGGAAACTTCATAATAGCGATAATCGCCACGCTGTTTGAACGACGAGATTTCGACGCGAGTCATCTTTGCCAGCTGAGCATCGATTGTTAATCCGCCGATAGTAATGGCAGATTCGTTTACCGTGTTCTGCAGAGTCAGAATCGTTTGTGGGATGACCTGGTAGTTTTGTTTGATCTTTGCGATCAGCTGAGCAGCGTCTCTCTGTGGAGCAGGATCCACGAAGTAGTCGCCGGCAGAATTGCAGACAGCGTCCTGATCCTCTGTGGCTTCGCGAAATACCGGCTCCTGATAGATCTCTGATGACCAGGACAGCTTATACGGATCATTTTCCGGAGGCCCCTGATTAGGAGCCTCAGAGACCGCGTACTCTGCCGTAACTCGCCACTGTTTCCAGCCGGCGACACACTCTACATCCAGCGACTGGCAGAACGAACCTGCGTCTCGAGGATAGATGTCACCGATGGATGGCAGTGAAGGGTGTGAACCCACGTCAAACACGTCATCGCTGATCGCGGTCGTCTCGAGTTTGAACACGCGAGTGTATGATCGCGAACCCAGATCATTCCGGCCTTTGCGAGCTTCGTGGTCTTCACCTTTGAAGATGACTGACATTAAGGCACTCCCACAACATTGATCTGAACTGGCTTCTGCTTGGCGGCTTTCTTCAATGCTTCTGCAGCTGCCTTCGCTTCCTTCAGCTGCTTCTTCTGAATCGCCAACTGCATTTCATCCGTGCGCCCACCCTGAGCGTTCAGGATGGTCATCAATGCTTCAGCACTCCCTCGCATCTGTGCGCCGGAGACAGCCGCATCACTCGTCCCCTCTGGGCCAGCAGCGATGTCTGCGGTCTCGCGAGTCTTGCCAAGTGGATCCTCTGGTTTGGTGTCATCGAGTTTCTTCGCCGCTTCCGCTTCCTGCATGCGGTGCAACTCATCCAGGCGATCACCCAGCATTGTCTGCAGGTCACTCCCGAGCTTATTTTTGGCCGAACCGATAGCAGTCTCGAGATCCGTCTCGAGTTGTCCCTTCACTCGCTCCGGTAACTCAAACGAATCGAGGGCAGCAGCCTTGAACTCACTCTTCACTCCGGAGAAATCAGGGTTGAACCCCTTGCCTGACATCCAGTCGAGAAGGGCGCTCCAGATCGACCGCAATCCTTCGGCCATCATCTGAAATGAGTCATACACCCAGCCGGCAGCGTTGCCCACAATCCGCGTAAAGTTCTCAGCGAACCAGCCAGCAGCTTCCGGGATGACAGTCGTCAGGAAGTAGACGATCTGGTTGAACGCCTTCACGTAGAAAAGTGCGTACTCCATTGCCGACACTTTGGCTATCTCAGTGAAGTTGTTAAGCGCAAACTCGCCGATCGTCATAGCGATCAAAATCCACTCAGCGATCTTGTTCGACAGCCATTGCCAGTTCTGTGAGATCCAGTCGGTCGTCGAGTTCATTGCCTCGCGGATACTGTCCATCGCGCTCATCGCACCCGGAGTGAGAACTTCACCGAACATCAGTGCCATCCCCTCGAGGGCAGACTTGAACTTCCGCCAGGATCCACCGATGCCGGCATCCATCTGTTTGGCTGTCTTGTCAGCCTCGCCTCCAGCAGCCTGCAATGCAGCAACCAGCTGGTCTGTCTGCACGACGTTGTCAGCCAGCCCCCCGGTTGCCGTCACACCTCGCAGGCCAAATGCCTCATAGAACTTCGTCATGCGGTCTGCCGACCCCAGAGACTGCGTGGCAGCCGAGATGTCCGCCATCACATCAATCAGCGGGCGAGCATTGCCGGCAGCATCTCTGAATGCGATGCCGAATTTCTTCTTGAGCATGTCAGCCTGGGCAGCACTCACCGTCGACAGCCGGCGAATTGCCGTACCAGCGATCGAACCTTTCAGCCCGATCTGTGACAGCGTCCCCATGACTGCTGCTGTTTCCTCGAGGGACATCCCCAGATCGGCTGCCGGCTTCGCCGCAAACTTCCAGCCTTCGGCCAGTTCTTCCACGGAGGTCAGAGTACGATTCGCAACTCCGGTGAACACGTCTGCGACTCGCCCGGCATCCTTCGTCGCCAGTCCAAACACTCGCATCGTGACCGCCATCATTTCGGCTGCCATTGTTCCTTCTGTGCCGGTCGCTCGAGCAAGGTTCATCACGTCATCAGTGACATCGATGATCTCCGGAACTTTGAATCCACCCTTACCCAATTCCTCCATGAGATTCGCGACCTCGCTCGCCGTGAACGACGTCGTCCTCCCCAACATTCGCGCACGCGCATCCAGATCGGCTATTTCCTTTTGGGTCGCGCGAGACCTTGCCCCTGCTGCTCTGATCGCGTCGTCGTACTGGATCGTTTTGGCGAGTGACAACCCCACTCCCACGGTGAGCGCCTGGCCGAAGATCATCGCCACAGATCCCAACACGCCGACCATCTTTTTGGCAGCAGTCCCAACAGCACCAAACACCATTGTCGCTCGCGAGCCAAACCGAGTCAGTGCGGTCGTCGAGGAAGTGCCGAACGAGCGCACCATCCCTTTACCCCTGGCAAGCTGCTTCGCCAGATGTTGGGTGTTGCCCATCAGGTTGATGACAAGATTTCCTGCAACGCTCATGTTATTCTCGAATCAGTGGTGCGACTTCTTTTGGCACGGTGTGCATCTGTTCTTTGTATTCCGGCAACCACGGCATGCAGATCTCACGAAGTGTGACGTCTTCACCCGTGTTGAACTCCAGGTAACTTCCGACCATGAATGTCAGCAGGCCCAGCATCCGTGCTGAGTGATCCAGTGGCATGACCTGATCGTAGGCTTCGAGCCTGCCAAACTCGTCGTTGGTCAGTGACTCCATGATCTCGTCCGGATGCAGACTGCCGATCAATCGAGCCAGTTCGTTGGCTAGCTGTCCCCTTCTGTCTCTTCGGAGTTTCCCGCCATCTGTTCAACGTCTTCGTTGGACATGCCGCAAAGACGCTGAGCGACGTTGACGATGCGTTCGATCACCTGGATGGACTGCTTGCCGATATCCTCGACGTCGGCAGTTGTCAGAATGTTGTTGCCGTTCTCATCGCAGACGCAGGCGACAACCAATCGCTCACGCACTTCTGCCATCCGGCGTTTGCTGGACTTTCCGGACGCTGTCTGAAATTCCTTCTCGAATCGTGATCGGTCAGCAGCGGACATCCCCTTCACCCAGACAGATCCCCCGAGTTCCGGAAGTTGAACTTCCTCTCGAGGGATCTCTACGGGTTTCAGAAATTGGTCTCGAGTCAGTGACACTGTCAAATCCTCTGTGTTGTAAGTTTGCTGGCAGGCAAATCACAAACGACGACAGATGTCACTCGTCTTCGAGTTCGTCCTCGTCTTCTTCGTCTTCGAGTTCGTCAATGAAATCTCGCTGCTCCTGAATGATCCTGTCATGAATCTTCTTGAGCGTTCCCTGAGACCTCGGACTCATCGTCGCGACCTTCTCGCGGCACTCATCATCGGCGGCCTCAGCGAAACCGCCATGAACAAGTTTGTAGGCATCCGGATGGTCGATGATAGAACCCTTCTTGAGGAACCGTACACCGTCTTCTTCGAAGCAGTCATCGTCGTTAGCCTTTGGCGATGCCTGCATCACTTGGAGTAGTTTGCACTTCATTGTTTTTGATTTTCGTTCAGGACTGCTGGCAGGCAGTTGTCAGACTATGGCAGTGTGACAGCGCCTGTCGCTTTCGCTGTTGCGGAGAACTTTACCCCATCTGCCATTGCAGCAGTGATCTCGAGTGACATGCCGGCAGTCTCAAAAGAGATCACGCCTGAATCCGAGAACGTAATCTGGGCAGACGCTTCTGCCGGAGTGGCAATCAGGTCACCGAGATTCTGATGTCCCGCATTGGCAGTGTCATAGAACCCGGAAAACGATAGCTCGCCCGGTTCAGAATACCCGGTGAGCCCTAGTTCCTTGAACACACCGGAGTCCAGGGTTGTGCAATCGTAAGTTTCCGACTCCAGGCCGGAATAACTCACATCGGTCAACTGGGCAACTGCCGTCAGTGTCGTAGCGATATCGATCGACAGGACAGTCCCTTTGGAGGCAACTTTTGCCATTGTGATTAACCTTTCGTAATCGTGTTACGCTGTCAACGAAAGACAGACAACCTGCCAGTCGATTTCAGATTCCCAGTCCCGCACGGAAACCGCGAACCTTGATTCTCTTTTTCATCTTTTGAATGAAGACTCGCTGCATCTGATCTCGCATGGTCTTCACTGCTCTTCGGCGACTCTTCCGATACCCGATCTGCACCGGCTCCGGTCGCGACTTATTTGTCCACATTCGCCCGGTGTATCGTCCGGTTGTGTATTGAAGTCTGTTCTGTGTTTTGGTCATGCCCAATGCATACCAGTGGATGTTGTAGGTCGACATCCCGACTCCGCGACTCTTGTTGAATCGCCCAGGACGTCGCTTGCCTACTCCGAAACCCACCTTTGCATAGAGCTTGTTGTTCTTCTTTCGTCCTCGCACAAAACGACTCACGACTGTCGCGCGAACACTGGGATGCTCACACTCATTCCGAATCGCTTTGCGAATAACCGCCAGCCCTTTTTTCATCCCCGATGCCACAGCAGGGCGAGCGCATGCCCCGTTGATTCTGTGCAGATTCCGGATCGTCTGATTGACTCCCCGGATCTGAAAGTATTCTACGCCCTTCGGCATCACTTCAACTCGTTGCCTGCCAGGTCGAACCCTGTAGGGACTGAAACCTCGTAGGCGGCAGCGCCGTCCTTACGTGATCGAATTCGGTAAGTCGTGCGAGACGTGTCTGACCAGTCCCACGCGGCTTCACTCAAGTCCAGTATTTCCACCGTCCAGATATAAGTCTCCCCCTCCACCACTCGAGTGATCGTGTCACCCGGTTGTGGTGGAGCGAGTGGAGACAGATCCGAAACCTTAATCAGCCAGTCTGCCGCCTCGACCACTTGTTCCGCTCCACCGACATCGATTGTGATCTTGCCGGTGCGCCCCTGCACAGCCTGGGCGACAGTGAGATCTGTCTCGCCGCGAGAATAAGTCACGGATGCTCCGTGTACTTTTCTCACGGCATCCAAGCCGGCCTGAACAGCAGTTTCAAGTGGTGAGGACATCAGACTTACGTTTCAACGGCTTCGGTTTGAACGATCGCATCTGTAGTGAACAGAGGCACGTTGAATGCATCCATAGGGAATGGAGCAGGCGCGCCTGTGGTGTTCGTCGCAGTACGACTCTGTTGTAGATCCTTCAGAGAAGTTCTGTTGCAGACCATGAAGTCCGGACCCATTCCTGCTGGGAACTGTGACAACAGATCAGAGATCAGGTCGTCAGTCAGCGGTTTGGTGTCATCCGCGCTGTTGATGTTCGCGATCCGGCCAGCAGAATACTTGCCACCCATCTGCAGCCCGATGTACATCGAAGCCGGGGTGTAGTACACAGGGTGGTTGGAATCGTTGGCTTCCGTCACGATGGTATCACCGAGGGTGATGCCACGAGTGAACGGAGTCACCAGGCGAACATCATTGAACCCAGTCTTAAATGCCCAGAGGGACGACTGCAAGTCAGCTGACGAACCTGCTGCGTTGATGACCATGTCATCAGCCAAAGCATCGTAGTCCGTGTTCGTGATGAACCCGGCAAACCCGTTTGCGTCACCGAGTGCAGACGTGCTGTAGATGACCTGCTGTTCGACCTTGAACAGAGCAGCACCGAGATGGCGAACAGCCTCTCGAGCAATCAGGTCTTCTGGTCCCTGCCGCCATGCGTTTGCAACCGCGTAGTCAACCCGGAACGAGAAGTCCAGGATGGTACAGGTTGCAGTCACGACGGTGTCTTCCGGGTGGTCGTAGTCCCGTCCGGCATTGGCCGCACGGAATCCGACTGACGGAGCGCCAGTGTACTTGTTGTACTTGTGCGTCTCGGATCCGTCAGCGGTGTCGCCGATGGGCAACCGAGCCACAAGAGGAGAAGCGTTGAGGACTTCTGATGTCATTGTCTTATCGACATCGAGAGCATCAGCGATGAAGTCTGCAACTGCTAACAGGTCGTTAGCCATGATCAAAAACTCCTAGAGAGTGTGAGGAAACAGGAGAGCAAACAACGAAGCAACGTGCCTAGTTGTTGGACGCTCGACCTTGAATGCGGATGCGATTGCGGAGAGAGCGTTCTTCAACAGGCGACTCATCGTCGTCTGCGAATTCCGCACCTTCCTCATCGCCACGATCGAGCGAACTCAGAGTTGTTTCCAACTCTTCGATCTTTTCGTTCTTGAGTTCGATGTCAGCTTCGAGCGCCGCGATGTGGAGCTCGAGTGCGTCAGAAAATGACACACCTTCACTCAGCCACTTGGCACCGTTTTCTGACCCAAACTTTTCGACATACTGCCCAAGTTCGGCAGCAAAGTCTTCTCGAGTGGGAGCGTCCACTGGGGCTTCCACTGTTGAAACATCGGTGTCCACTGGATCACCACCTTTCTCAACGAGGGTTAAATTGTGACGCTCAAGGAAGCGTGTCACGAAGATCGAAGCACGATCCGGATCCACGCCAAAACGTGACGTCTGAGGCTTGAGCGTGTCCAACCCCAAAACGTATTCAAGGAACGCCTCGCCTTCTGCCGCTGCTTCCTGACCTCGCTGAAACAGCCCGGCAGGATTAGCAGCAGGAGAGTCGACGGCGTCGACAGCCCGCAGTGCAGAAAGACGTGCATGCGGATAGTTGTTTTTGTTCAGTTCATCCGGCGAGACAAACCGATTGTTGAATGTGTGTTCGGCGACAAACTCATCAGCCGCCTCGAGGTCATGCTCGAACACGATCGACAATCCGAAGTCTTCCGGCGTTTCTTCCGCAAGAGTCATCACGTAATCCGCGAGGTCACCATCGGGAGTGCGTGTTGCCGCTTCCTGAAAGTGCAGGTCGGCATAGACCTGATCACCCTCGAGGCGAGCGTTCCGCACGCGACCGAGCTTGGTTGCCACGCCATCGGACGACAACCCGGGGTGTGTCAGGCGAGCCTTCACTCCTCCGAGGTCGGTGTTCGCAAAAGCGTTGATTGCATCTGCGACGTCCGACAGAAAGTCCTGGTCAATCCACAGATCATGCCCCAATGCCTCGCCGGCAGTGATAACTGAGATGTCAGTGATCACGCCTTTGCCGAAGATCCCGAGATCGCGAGCAACATGATGCACACCGGCATGAATCGCAGCAGAGCGGAAGTATGCTGGTGCTTGGTCAATCGCTGTTGGCATCGTCATCCTCCATTGGCTGTTCGTCTGTCTGGTCTTCAGCCTCTTCATCGGGCTGGTCGTCTTGTTCAGCTGGAGCAGAAACGTCGGCGTTGAAGTTGACCTCGACGCCCAACGATTCTGCCGCAGCTTTCGCTCGAGCAATCTGGCGGAGGTTATCTTCAAACTCTCCTCTGCCCCGCTCTTTGCAAACCCGGTACGGGTTATCAAGTCCGGCTCCGATCGCCATGAGATCGCCTTTGATCTCTTTGGCGGGATCCCACCAAGGCATGCCCAGCGCCACCCACTCAAACGGGATGTCCCCCAGAGTCATCCCTGCCGGCAGGCGAATCAATCCATCTTGAATCCACAGTTGCAGTCGCCAGACTGTGATCTTCCGCAGCATCTCCTGAACATCGGCGCGTTTCGCGATGCACGATCGTTCATACTGCATGAATGCCGCCTTCGACCCAAAGAAGTTCGTGAAGTCTTCCTTGTAGAACGAGAACGGGATGTCCAGAGATTTGAGCGCGACTCCCAGCACCAGATGCAGGAAGTCCTGCGTGTCTGACCCGGGGTTGTCTGTCTTCAGGAACTTTGCGTCTTCCCCGGGGTCGAGCTCGAGTTTGATAGGCCCCTTGCCGAAGTCGACCTCATACCCGTCGCCCGTGTTTGTGTGATCGCCCACTCCGATGTCACTCTGCTGAGAGATAATCATCGCGAACAGCTGTTCGACTTTCAGTTTTGCCAGTGCGAAGTCGATGCCTTCGTAGGTGTCTCTGAACGAATTGAACGCTGCGGCCAATGGACTGATGCCGCGCACCTGATCAAAACGATCAAAGAATGCATGTTGAATAACAGCGGAAGAACGAAGCGTTCGGCTGAACTCATACTGCCCTGCAGTTGACCTCGTGTACAAACCCCACGCGAGCGGTCGACCGTACTTGTTCACCTTGCATCCGTTGAACCAGCGATCCCTCGATTCCATCGGTTCCCGTCGAGGCGGATCCTGAATCAAATCAGACTCGATCGGCTGCAGTGTTCCGTTCGCTCGCTTGATGAAGAACACGTCACCGTCGAGTGTTCGCCGCGCTTCAGCCATCCGCACCATGCGAGGAAACGGATGACGGGCAGCAGCATCACAATTTGCCGGGCGAGACCACTCAAGCACCAGTCGCTCGAGGGTTTGGTCGAACTCCTCGACGCCAGTGCGAGACTGGAACTCGAACGTGCTGACATAGTCCAGGTGTTTCCGGACTGCCCAGGCAACGATCGCATAGTTGCGATTCAGGTCTCGCCCGGTGTGTATCAGTGCTTTCCGGTCGCGATTCTTCAGCTGCTCCTCTTCGTGCTTCAGTACACTTGAGGCAGCCTTCCTTTTGCCTGACGTTTTGATCGCGTCATAGCCAGTGGCAAAGAACGTCCCGACCCGGTTTGTTAGTCCCTCGAGCATCACATGCTCCCCGACATATTGATCGAGGAGACTCGTGGCTTCGTCTGATCCGAAAACTGCAAGACCTGCAGCTGACGACGCAGATCAGCCAGCTGCGAACGCATGTCCCGCATGTGACCAAACGTCGTCGACATGCCGTCTGTCGCGCTCTGCATAACGCCGGCATTGATGACCGACTCGAGATGAGCGATTGCGTCTTCGATTTCAGATTCGCTTGCCATCCCTGAATAATGGGATGCTTCACTCGCCTTGCAATGGTGTCTTCTCGGACGTCCGAGATGCAGGCTTCAAATATTCCATGAATCGATATCGCATGCCGCATTCTTTACAGGTGCAGTAACTCCACTGAACCTGCGTGTACGGCACTTTGCCGGGATGTGTCGCGCCGATGATATCACGAGTGATGACTGATTCCTTCTCCGTGCGATCCGTGCAATGGCAGCGAGGACACGCAGCAGGACGAGTCGTCACGCATTCCAGACGAGGTTTCTTTTTGCTTCGGCGTTTTGCCATCAGAGATACTGCACTTTCTTGCGCTTTGGTCGTTTGGCAGGCTCAACTGGTTCCTGTGCTGCCAGCGTACAACCGAGCATCGACGCCGCAGCATGGCAACCGACAACACAGTCGAAGAAGTGGTTATCCTGCTGTCTCGCATTCGACCATTCAATGACCCGGTTGCCAGTTGCGACGTCTTCAACTTCTTTGGGAACTTCGGCTGTCAGCTGATCGGCGAACATCTGGTGATGTCGAGGAGTCGCTTTGTACAGGTCAATCGACCCGCTGTCATTCAACGGCACCTCGAAACGACGCATGCAGAACGTCTTCCAGTAGTTCACATCGACGTGGACCGACCTCGAGGAATCCCGGTTCCGAACCATTTTCCAGTACGTGCCGAACCGCTCGTTCTTCCCCGGCTTCCCGGAACACATCGGCTTGTTGCTCGCCCGAATGCCTCGACCTTTGGCAGGAGTCAGCACAGCCGAAAAGTCTGACCTCCGACAGAACGACCGCACGATGTCGGTATGCTCGCCGTCACCTTCGTCGATCAGCAACCGTTCGATCTGAAACTCGCCCCCGGTCTCGCCCTGCCAGTTCTGAAGCATGTGCGCCGTACAGTCCTCGAGTCCTCGCAACATGGCGGCCTCGAGCCCATGCCCGGGATACTTCCGCTGCAGAGTCTTCTTGATCGATGACAGCCTCGAGTATCTTGCCTTCTGATCCGGCCAGATGCCGTAGTCCAGAACAGTGCCGGCGAACCCGCGACCGAATGCCATTACCGTCCACCATAGGCATTTCTGCGACAGGTCGATGAACCCAACCAGTCGATCGTACTCAACCGGAACAATGCCACGATTGACTTGTGAGACTTTCCCGGTGATATCATCAGCCGTGATCGTGATCGGAGTCGTCATCGATGCCAGATCTTCCGGCTGGTTCTGGTACTCGCTGTTGAACGCCTCTTCACCGATCTTCAGTCGGAGATTGTACGCATGCTGAATCGCCGAGATCTCACCCTCAACGAATCGTGCCGGCCAGCCGACCTTAGCACCTTCGTCCATCTCCTTGCGGTTCTTCCGATAGAAGTGCGTGGCAGCACTGCCGTCACCATCGTTGCGAAGTTCCGCTGCCCAGATATCAGCGTACTCGTCCCAGAGCTTCGTCGCCTTTGGCCACTCATAGACCAACTGCGTTCGCTCGCCTCGCCACTCCGGATGACGTTGTCGATCGAGGATCCGGTCTGCCATGTCACCGTATCGAATCACCGTGCATGGCATGACAGCCGCGATCGGTTCCCCTGGGCCAGCCAAACCAAGCACCGCACCGGACAGGAGCCGTTCCCGGTAGTCGTTTTGCGAGACCGATCTGGCGGAATCGTCAGTCTGTGGGTCGTCGACAATAACGAGATCAGGCCGAATCGAATGTCCATCTGGGGTCTTGCTTTGCATGCCACGCAGACGACCTGTCAATCCAACCACTCGCAAGGTTGCTCCGCTTGCCCGACTGCCAGATACAGTCGGCAGCACAACACGGTCAGACGTCCAGGTCATCTGCGTTCGCTCGCCGTTGATCGTCTGACCATTGCAACGATGCGAGATTCCTTCGAGGCATCTGATCGGATAGATCACTTCCGGGAAGTCCTCGAGCAGTTTGTCGTTGTTCTCCATGTCAGTGCGAACAGCATCCAGCAACTCGAGGGCAGCTGTGGCTTCCGCTCCGACCAGGACGACGAACGAGCGATGCCCGTACAACAGAGCCCACTCGCAGGCGATGTAGCACATCGTCGTCTTGCCGGATCCTCGAGGCATCGCCAGCGCAAACTGGCTGCCCCGGAGGACAGCCGATTCGAGCTTGTCGAGAGCTTTCAGGTGATCGTCCGACCAGGCACGAGAGAACAGGTCTGCATGGTACTGTTCACAGAACAGCCGGAAGTTGTTCTCGCAGTTGTCACGTCGTTTTTGATTGACGACGTCAGGAGGATCCCCGATGTCGCGCCCAGCCGACGAGGCAACCCGCGAGCGTTCCGCCCGAAACAGACTGTCCTTCTTGTACTGCTCACCCTCGACTTTGCGGTCGAGTGTACGTGGCATCAGCTATCCGTCTTCAAGGATTTCTTTTTGGCAGGCTTTTTGGGAGCAGCGGAAGCAGGCTCGAGAACTGACAGAGCTTCCTTCAGCTGAGCCCGGTTGTGTGGTCGCCGTCCGAGGGCGACATCGGTCATGATAGTGGTGGCTTCGGCAGTCGTCACAGGTCATCTCCAGGTAGGCAGACGAGAAAGGTTGGTCAGCAAAGTTGACCAGTCCGCAACGGTTTGGTCAACCTCGCTCACCTAAGTTCAATGACGCTAAAAGTTTAATAGAGTCTTAACCCTTTGATATGTAAGGACTTACGTGCCTACATTTTTTCAAAGATAGAATG